TGAATGAGTACATCGAGCACAACCGTCAGAACAACATGTTCTTTGATGAGAATACAGACGAGGAACTGGTTAAGTTCCGGGAGAAACTGGAACGCAAGAAAATTGAGTGCGCTGAGTGTGAAAAGAGACTTGAGCAGCTTGTAGAAAAAAGGAGAAATAATCAATGAAAACGAAATTGTATTATCTGTTTCTGGCAGTCATGTGGTGGTTGCTGGGATAGGTGGAAAGGAGAAATGAATATGATGCCAAAAGAATTACCTAATGTAATGAATGATAAAGGGTATCAGAAAGATGCCCGTGATTTTGCAAAGAAAATTATGGAGTGCAAGGGAATACTTGGTCCATGTAAGGATATGAACCATTTCCAGGAATGGATGGAAGAAGCTTTGTCAAGGGCTTACCTATATGGTGCGCAAAGTGCTGTAAGAGTAGGTTATCTACTTGCTGACAAGGATTGGGAAGAAACATACAAAGGATTAAAAAAAGAGATTTCCGAATTGAAGGAAAGAATAAAAGATGAGTAAATAATATGACTAAGAAAGAAGAAATGCTTAGGGAAGCCGTTCACGATCATTATCAGTGTAACGGTAAACATGCTTGTGAAGAACGTGCTTATTGTCGCTTCTGTGAAGGAGAAAATATCGCACATGACTGCGATGAGGATTGTTTCGCTGATGAATTCAGCGAAGGTTTCCTGTACGGCTGGGATGCATGTATGAAATATCTTCAATCTTTACCTTTAGATGAAGCTGCTAACAGAATTGTATATCATGGAACTGAGATAAGTGATAATCCAACAAGTAAGAAATGAAAGCAATATCTATCAAACAGCCGTGGGCGAGCCTAATCGCTCACGGTATCAAAGACATTGAAAACCGGACTTGGAAGTGTCCGCAGAAGTATATCGGTCAAAGGGTGCTTATTCACGCGTCAAAGGCTGCAGTAGGGTGGAGAGATGGTCCGTTGAATTTTCGCCAAAGAGATGTAACCAGAGAACATGGATTCTCTTTTGAGAATCTTCCTAAAGGTGCTATCATCGGCAGCGTGGTTATAGCCGACTGCATACAGAACCATCCTTCAGTCTGGGCTGAGAAAGGTTGCTGGAACTGGGTGCTGAAAGATGCGGTACTGTTTGATAAGCCGATTATGAATGTGAAAGGGAAACTTAGTTTTTGGGAGTATAGTCAGTAGAGGAGATAGTTTCTCCTCCTACTGATTATTTAGAGAGTATACTGATTCCTTATTGCTGTCTGTGTATGGTATCATTCTCCCGGTTCACCCAGGAACTCAACGAAGGCGGCATGTTGCAGGGGAGTCAGTGCGCGCTGTCCTTTCTGGTAGTGCAGTTCGGTCAGACGCTGCTGAAGTTCAGAGTTGAGATTCACCCAGCGGCGAAGTTGGGAAACGGCACTTCGCGGGGTGCTGTGAGGAAAATAGAGCAGGGCCAGATCGGTCAGGTAAATGGCATTCATGGGTCGCTTGTGTTGTTTTTAAGAGTTAAAGAATCGACTATAAAGTTACTAAATTCAAATGAAAAAACTACCCCGTAGTAAATTATTAATTACCGCAGGGTAGTTGGATCACTACCTGGCAGTAATGTCGCAGTCACTGCCGGGTAGTCGGTGATCAGGCTCCCAGACCGCCTTCTTCCTCTTCCGCAGCCGGAGCATTCAGCGGCTTCACTTTGTGAAACGTCAGGTTGTCAAGGCTGAGCTGACCGCGAAGACCGATACCGGGACGGAACTGAAGCGATACCTTCCGGATGTTGGCGGTGCTGAATTCTTCTTCAGCTTCTGCGCCATCGCTGGAGATTTGCGCCTGGAAGCTGCCCAGATTTTCCAGTTTCACAATTTCACCCTTGGAAATATGCTTGTTGATCTGTTTCACCAGGGCACGGATCACGTTCAGCACGTCTCCGTCGGTGAGGGTAGTGGAGTACGAGATTTCTTCGGCCAGTTCGTTGATGTCAACGCTTCCGGATGCCTGTGCCTTCGCATAATACTTTGCCGGTGCCCCCTTGTCATTGGGGTTTTTCATCTGTGCAATGCTGTAATTGATAGCCATAGTCAGTAATGTTTTTGAGGGTTGATAAATCAGTTGTTTCTGTCATGACAATGCAAAGTTATTGTGGGGATTTCTGATAGCGTCGGTCTATGTGCAGGAATGCGTAAAAAGATGAAGAATAATGCATTTTTTGTCTTGAAAGCATGAGTAGTCTGATTAATTTGCTATATTTGCAGTATGAGAAAAGAATTTGGAAAGTGGCTGATGGACATAGCCAAGTATATCACCACGGCAGTAGTATTAACCTCCATTTTCGGCTCTGTAGAGCAGGAATGGATTATTTATATAGGAGGTTTTATCTCTATATTATTAACCCTCGGTTTTGGCTTGTATCTTGTCCGGGATAAAAAAGAAAGGGATTAATCATGTACGCATTAATGACATTTGGATTTGTATCTGCAATCGCTATCGTTGGCGGTGTTTATTTCTGGTTGCAGGATAGGAAGGAAGCTCATAAGAAGGCTTGACGGAAGATTTAATTTATTAATGGGCGGAAGGATGAAAATCTTTTCCGCCTTTTTTATTTGTTCTTTCAAAAACTATGTTTACTTTTGCAGCATCCTTCACATATCAACAAGGCAAGCTGGTGAGCCTGCCAAATTTTCGGGTAGGCATTTTTTATGCTTGCTAGTATGCTGCTATACATATACGGCAACTTTCGTAACCCCGTGTCGGAAAGTTAATGCTTCCGCTGCCTTGTTGAGGTGAAGGATAACGGGTAAGTGCGGAGTTGCCGTTCTCTTTTCCTTCCGCTGAAATGCCAAAAAATCCTTCATTCAACTATGGCAGCAACATTATCTCTGTTCCCGACCGAGGAACAAAACAATCAACAGTTAGTAATGGTCAATAATGACCGGGTAGTTACAACGTCCTTACGTATAGCCGAATATTTTAGTAAGCCACACAAGGATGTTTTGAAAGCGATTCGATTACTTGATTGCGACCCCAATTTTACACAGCGAAATTTTTCGCCCAGTATGTATATCAGTGAGTTAGGCAATGGAGTGAAAAGAGAGCTGCCTATGTATTACCTTACCCGTGACGGTTTCACTTTGCTGGCGATGGGCTTCACGGGGAAGAAAGCCATGCAGTTCAAGATTGCCTATATCAATGCTTTTAATGAAATGGAAGAGATGCTCCAGAAGCAGGAATGCACCAGGTATGCAGAAAAACTTATTGATGCCGAGATACAGAAATTTAATAAAAGGCTCAAGGAAGCAGCACTACAGGTACGCCAGAGGAACGGTGCAGATTACGGGCCTTACGGAGAGATACAGACCGGAGTTTATTCGTACAAGGGAATGCCTTTGAAAGAAAAGCTCCGGAATATATTTTCACAGCTGTCGAATGCGTACGTGGAGGCATATTGTCTTTCAGGAAAGTACCTTGCTGTGAAAAAGAAGCACGATGATTTGCGACGTTTCCTTTCCGTAGTAGGCGGAAAGATGGGGGAAGCTTTCAGTATATTTCCTGATTTATAAGTTTGTATTTTTTGCTGACAAGGGTTGTCAGTAGTTTACATACGTGCCGGATAGTCCGTAATAGGATTATCCGGTATTTTTGTTGTATATATCAATAAATAAAAGATTTAGATTATGGCAGCACCAAAAGGAAATAAGTTCTGGATGTTAAGAAGCAAGCATGGCAGGGACAAGCTCTTTGCCACGCCTGAACTTTTGTGGGAGGCGGCGTGTGAATATTTCCAATGGTGCGATGAAAATCCTTGGACGACTAGAAAGGAAACGCAGAAGACTGTTCCTGTAAAGGTTGTAAAAGATAAGGAGATTGTAATAGAGAACCAACAACAGACACAGCAGGAGGTTACTCCCACGTCACGACCATACTCTCTCATGGGAATGTGTGTGTATTTGGGTGCTTCTACAAATTGGTGGAATGAGTTTCGTTCTGCCTGCATAAATAAAAGGGATAAAGATTTTTTGGAGGTCATCGCACGCGTGGAGGAAACCATCAAGACTCAACAATTCGAGGGGGCTTGTGTTGGAGCCTTCAATGCGAATATCATTGCTCGTACCCTAGGGCTGGCAGATAAGCAGGAAGTGGACCATACGACGCAAGGAAAACCATTCAAAGGATTCGACTTTCTTCCCTATACTCCAGAAGCAGATAAACTGAAGTGATATGGGACAGAACGTGAACATAAAGCAGCGGTTAGCTTACAACTACCTTCGAGATAACAGGACGAAGTTTCTGCTGTATGGTGGTGCCGGAGGTGGTGGAAAATCATGGCTAGGCTGTGAATGGCTGATGCAATGCGCTTACTACCTTCCAGGCACACGCTGGTTTGTCGGTCGAAATAATCTGAAGGATAGCCGTGAGTCAGTAACCGTAACCTTTAATAAGGTGGCAAAGTTACATGGTTTCACGGCATACAAGACAACCAACGAAGGGATAGCATTTGACAACGGAAGTGAGATAGTCTATATTGACCTGACCTATTATCCGGTAAAAGACCCGATGTATGAGCGTTTGGGCTCAAAGGAATACACTGGTGGATGGATAGAAGAAGCCGGGGAGGTGCATTACCTTGCCTTTGACGTACTGAAGACACGTATCGGCCGACATATGAACGATGTGTATGGAATTCCAGGAAAGATACTTATCACCTGCAACCCGAAGAAAAACTGGTTGTATCGTGATTTTTATAAGCCGTGGAAAGAGGGTAAGCTCAAAGAACCGTATGCCTTCATTCAGGCGCTGGTACAGGACAATCCATGGGCCACTGAGGACTATATCGAGAGTTTGCGGAATACGAAGGATAGGGTAACCAAGGAACGTCTGTATTTCGGTAATTGGGAGTATGACAATGACCCGACAGCCCTTTGTGATTACGATGCTATCTGTGACCTGTTCACGAATGAGTTTGTCAAGCCTGCCGGGGATTCTTCCGGATCTGCTGACCTTGCTATGAAGGGACGTGACCGTTTCATTGCTGGACACTGGAAAGGGAATGTCTGCTATATCAAGCTGGATCAGGAATACAGTACTGGGAAATCCATCGAGACAGACCTGAAGCACATGATGATAGAATGTTCCATACCTCGTAGCCGTATGATAGCCGACTCTGACGGTCTGGGAAGTTATCTTGAAAGTTATCTGAACGGAATCAGGGAGTTTCATGGAGGAACACGACCCATCAATCCTGAGTATGACAACCTGAAATCGGAATGTGCCTTCAAGCTGGCGGAGATGATAAACAACCGCCTTCTCCGTATAGTATGTACGGAAGCACAGAAGGAGCGAATAATTGAAGAACTTGGGGTGTTGAAGCAGGATCATATTGATGCGGATACAAGGAAGAAAGGAATTATCAGCAAGGAGAAGATGAAGGAGATACTTGGCCGCTCTCCCGACTATCTTGACATGTTGATTATGGCGATGTTTTTTAGAATTAAACCAGTTTTAAAGCGGCCTAAAGCAAAACTTGGGAATATATGACGGTGAAGGAATTGTTGGTAGTTGGTAATTTGTCCCATGGTATAGAAGGAGAGCTTGTAAAGCTCCATAAGCCGTGGAAGGTAGGAAAGGTCAGGACTCCTGATACTTTGAATGACATGAGCATGGGTGAACTTATGCAGTTACAGTCAATCAGTACGGAAATGGAAACTATAATGGTGCCCTGTCGTGTGCTACTGGGAATGTCGGCGTGTGAGGTGATGAAGGCTGATGCATCCGAGGTTATAGGGTTCTGTTTCTGGGTAGCCAAGGAAGTGAAGCGGATAAACAAATTGTTTGCTTCCACGTCCGTACCTCCTACACCGGAGGAGAAGCAGGCCGGGGCAGAATCATTGAATTTCGGGCCGTTCGGACAGCTTGACTACTTTGCACTGAGAATGGGGATAACGGACCATGAAGCGGTAGAATATGTTCCTTGGGTACGTGTGTATAAATGTTTAGATATGGATGCCAGAAAGATCAAATATGAACGTCGGTTACGAAAAATCTTGGAGGAAAAGAAGAAATGACAGTAGAAGAGAAAGTTAAGAAAATAGTGGAGCAGATGGGTGTTACCTATCTGTTTGAGAACTGGCAGGCTGCAAATGTAAGGCTTGACAAGATGCAGCTCCCTGCTGTGATGTATGTACTTCCGTCTTCCGGAAATCTGAATGTGGGACCTATGCAGATGAAAGACTTCCCTAACTGCATGATAGCCTTTATGGATAAGATAAAACATGATTCTTCTGGTGAAGAGAATGACCAAGTGATAGAACGATGCAAATCTTTGGCTAGGGAATTTATACTGAATGTGAACAGAAGCAGAATGTTTGAGCCTGTCCAGGGTGACATTCCGTACTCGGTGTTCTATGATAAGTTGGACGTAAATGTGACCGGGATTGTTATCCAGCTTCTTTTGAAGGAAACGAGGGGATTTGTGATGTGTCCTACAAAAACGGTGAAGGAGATAGTGTATGGAACTTCTGATGAGGGATAAGGTGATGGAGCTGGTGTCCTCCGAGCTGGAAGCATTGAAGCAGAAGATTATCGAGAACCATAAGGAAGCAAAGCAGGTAGCTTCTGGCAGGACGATAGCCAGCATGAAGGTAGAGGTCACGGAAGATGGCGGTATTCTGTGGGGGCGTAGCGCATTCGGGACGCTGGAAACTGGACGCAAAGGAGGGAAAGTACCGGCAGGATTCTGGAAGATCATCCGGCAATGGATGGATGACAAGGGTATCCAGGTAGAGAAGCCTGATTCGTTCGCTTACCTTGTGGCCCGTAAGATTGCGAGAGAAGGTACGCAGCTTTTCCGGAATGGCGGACGGAGTGATATTTATTCTTCTGAGATAAAAGGAACAATAGAGAGGATGTCTGATAAGATTGGCCTTTTGTTTGGTAGTGAAGTCGAACATATAAATTTAAATAAAGATGAGAGAAGGGACAATAAGTAGTTACAAAGTCTATTATCCGGACTCTGTATGTTTTTGTTTTAACCCGAACAAGATTATTGTAGAAACAGATCGGGAAGTTACATTCTTGATTGGGAATAAAGGGGCTTTGCAGAATTATGGAACATTCGATTCTACATTTGATCGAACATTTCGTGTTGTAAAGGGAGCATTTGTTGATGACCGGGATTCTAACAAGACAAAGGTTGTTCTTGATGTATCTCCTTATTTGCAGGCATTGTTTGATTTTGATCCTGTTGGAGAGATGATATCCAGTAAGGAAATTGATGTTAAGATTGAGATTTCTGGAGCTAATATGCAATTTAGTGTTGTGACAATTTGGGGCAGCCTAGCGATTGGAGAAAGTATTACTGATGCCAGAAAGGTTCGTAAATTTGGAGATTTACCGTTTACTATATCGTATTTTGATACGTCCATGCATCATTCAGATCTTTCATCTAAGCCTTCTTATATTTCCGTTGAAGAAGTAGAATGTGGCAATGGTGTTTATTTGCGTTGGATAGACCGCCATGGCTTTTATCAGTATTGGCTTTTTTCTAAAGGTCAGGATGATATGAAGTCAAATCAATATGGGGAACAATTGTATCAGGATTATGAGGTCGGAGGACGAGGGTATTATGGAGTTTCTCGTATGCAGGGTATGGAGGTTGCTAATACCATGAGAATATGTGCCTCATTGGTAGATCGTGATTATTATTCGATGATTAGAACGATTATCGGATCTCCTATGGTAGATATGTATCAAGATGGGGTATGGATTCCTGTGAGAATCGATAATTCTACCGTTTCTGATGAAGGAAAGAGTTTGCAGGATATAGAGTTTTCAATAGTATTGCCGGACATAATCACACAGAAGCTATGAAAGAAGAATTGTACATAGACAATAAGCCTGTTGATTTAGGAAGTGGTACGAATGTAACATTGTCTTACAAGAGCAATTTCTTGTCTGATGTGAGTAAGATTGTAAGCAATAATAGTTATACCATTAATCTACCATTGACAGCTAGAAACAAAAGGGTAATTGAAGGTGCGCATATACCTTCATGTAGTACAAGGTTCCCGAGAATAAATCATGCCGGTAGATATGTGCGCAATGGAGTTGAATTGATTAGCAAGGGAAATGTTTCTCTTCTTGAGATTAATGATGGAATTGATATCGCATTGTCATGGGGCAATGTTACGAAATTTGCAAGCATAGTGAATGACAATAAGACATTGCGGGATCTATCTTATGATGAAACGTCGTATATTAGCTGGATAAGACCTAGTTCCGGAGCTTTTTTCCCTCCCATGTATTTTATTGACTATGGGTTTAAAGATACGGATGAAACGATATGGTATCATCCATGTATGTCTGTGAAGTCAATACTTCAGAGAATACAAGAGGATTGTGGGGTAACGTTCAATATTCATAGTAGAAATGATATGTTGGATAGGCTTATCATTCCTTTGACCACAAGATATGATTCTGATATCGTGTCTGAAGGGAGCGCTGAGGAACTTGTCTTTGCCAACAGGTCATATAGGTTCGATAGTCCGATAGGATATTTTGTTCTATTTGAAAGTCGGGAAATTGATAATTTCTATTATGCGGCACATTATCTTACAAATGAAGTTAGTGGAACATTCATCTCAGGGATACGTAACAAATTTAAGAATACGAAGTACAGAGTTTCTGGGCAAATGAAGTTTAAGGTTTCCGGTGAATACGAAAATTTGTCTTTGACTGGTTATTTAATGCGTAGATATGGTGATGATGATATGTTTACCTTGTTTAGTGCATCTGGGACTATTCAAGGAGACTATTATGTGATAGAAATCGATTCTGAAACAGATGTATTGGATTGTACAGGTAGTAATCATCTTATGTATTTTTATCTTACAGGAATAGCTTCTAGTGCAACAACTGTAACAGACATATCTGGAAGTATAACAATACAGGCGGTTGCATTTCCAACTCCGGCTCCAGCTTCAGGGGATGATACAATAAATAACCGTTATTATTACATACCTAATCTTCCAGACATTAAGCAGATTGATTTCATTAAGGGGGTTATGTCTATGTTGGGATTGTTTGCCATTCCTGGAGATGACAATCAAATAGAGTTTTATCCTATTGAATATATCCTTGAGAATAAAAGCAGAAAGTATGATTGGAGTAAATATCTGGTATCTACTTATATGGATAACAGACCAATATCCATGTCTTTTTCTTACAGTGAATTTGCGCAAAATAATGTGTACGCATACGATGAGGATGATTATGGGAAGTATAGTGGCATTATTAAAGTAAATGATGAAACGCTGGATTTGGAAAAGGAAGCGATAACTTTACCATTTATTCCTACTGAAACCAATGGAGATAAAGCATATATCCCGCTTTATACATATGATGATGAGGGTAACTTACAGTACGACGAGGATGATGATGCAAGAATTCTGCTTCTTCCGTCTGTAAATAGTACAAAGCCAACATTTATCGGGTTATCTTGGCCGGAACTTATAGATAAGAATTATAAGGGATATAAATCTATTGTCGCAGAACAAAAGGTAATAAATGTGAGCATTAGAATAAGAGAGGTTGATCTTAAAGATTTGGATATGTCCATACCTGTATATCTGTCTCAGTATGGAAAATATTATGCAATCGTTAGTATACAAGTTGGTGAGAATGGGATTTGTAAATGTGAATTATTTCAGTTGGAGGATTAAGCTATGGCAGAGAAGGTAGAAAAGATTTTAGATATTAAGGTGAATTACAGCGATGCTATTAAGGCGATAGCGGAATATCAGAAGAAGATTGATGCGGCTAGGGAAGCAGAAAAGAACTTGAAGAAGCAGCTGAAGGATGGGGAAATTTCCCGTCAGCAGTACAATGAAGCAATGGCTGCATCAAAGATAGCTGTTGCGGACTATAATGACTCAATACGTATTATTAACAAGACAGTGCAAAATCAGATTAAGCAGGAAAAGGAGCAAGAGGGAAGTTTGAGAGCTCTTCGGGCTGAATTATCGAATTTGACAGCTGAATATGACTCCTTGTCGGAAGCAGAAAGAAAAGGAGTTCGGGGTGATGAACTGAAAAATAAGATAAACGAGGTTACGGATGCTTTGAAAGGTGGAGAGGAGGAAACGCAGAGGTATTATCGGAATGTGGGTAACTACGAGGAAGCGATTAAGAGTGCGGTTGCTAGTAATATTCCGTTTATTGGAACATTAATACAGACTCAGGATGAGATGGGAAGTGTAAAGGCGGGTGCTGTGGCAGCAGGTGCTGCCGTGAAGAATTTTTCAAAGACACTTCTTGCATTGTTGGCCAACCCGATTGTTGCTATTCTTACTGCGATTTCCGTGGTGATTATGGCTGTAGCTAAAGGTATTAAATCGAGTGAGGAAAATACAAGCAGATGGAATGCTGTTCTTGCTCCATTGAAAATGGTTTTGGATGCTGTGGGCAAGGTGTTGCAGATTGTTGCAAGTGGGATACTTTCTGTTGTGGAATCGGGTGGAAAGATGATGGAATGGATTACGAAACAGCTTGAGAAACTTCCTGTACTTGGCAAATATGTGGCAGAGGTAAACAAGGAGTATGAGAGATATATTACTATGGCAAAGGAGCAGGCGGCAATAGATAGAGACACACGAAACCTGCAGGTGCAGAATGCAAAGAATGCTCTTCAGATAGCTACTTTGAAGGCAAAGGCCGATGATGAGCTGAATGTGTCTGCGAAGGAGCGTATGGAAGCCATCAGGGAAGCTAATAGGCTGGAGGAGGAAGCCAGCAAGAAGAACTATGAACTGGCTAAGAGAAGATATGAACTGATGGTACAGCAGAATGCGATGGCTGAGAATACCAAGGAAACCAATGATGCTATTGCTCAGGCTGAGGTGGAGATGTATAATGCTTTAACCGAGTATCAGGATAAAAGAGGTGAATTACTTGGTCGTGAGGTGTCTTTGGCAAACGAAATAAAATCTGCTGAAAAGGAAAAATCGGATGCTGCCATTGCTTCAAAGCAGAAAGAGGTGGAAGCGGTAAGAGCGGCAGAGGATGCCATGCTGGCTCTCGTTAAAGATAAGCGTGAGCAGGTACGTAAAGAAATAGAATTCACTTATTCCCGTCAGATAGAAGATTTACGCGCAAGACTGAATACAGAAACTGACCTTACTGTAAAAGCCCGGCAGGCTATCAACGACCAGATAAAAGCCCTGGAACAGAAGAAGGCTGCTGAGTTGCAAAAGCTGTCTGAGGAGGAGTTACAGAAAGAGATAGACAACCGTAGCAAGCTAATTTCTTTACAACTTGAAGCAGTAAAGAAAGGTAGTGAGCAGGAATATCAGCTTAGGATGCAGCAGCTATTTGTACAACGTGATGCCGAGCTTGCTGACAAGGAACTGACTGAACAGATGAAGCTGGCCATTGTAGATAAATATAATAGACAGATTGATGATCTGGTGGCACAGCATGAAAAAGAGATCTCGGAGAAACAGCAGGAAGCCGTACGGGTGAGAATGGAAAACGAGATTATGCAACTTCAGCAGTCGGGTGCAAGTGAACTGGATATATTGCAGGAACAGGCTTCCCAAAAACTAGAATTGTTGAATAGTATACAGCAGCAAGAAGGGGAGAGTGAGCAGGAGTTCCTAAATCGTAAGCTTTTAGCCAATCAGGAGTACATTGATGCAAAGAAAGCTATTGCAGAAAAGGAAGTAGAGATTGAGCAGGCGAAATATGAAGCCATAAGTTCGATTGCATCTGGATTATCATCTGTTTTTGAAGCATTAGGAGATTCAAATAAGGGATTTGCTATCTTGAGTAAAACATTAGCTCTTGCAGAAATTGCGATAAATACAGGTAAAGCAATAGCTGCAGGTGTAGCTCAAGCTCAATCAGTGCCTTTCCCTGCTAATATTGCTGCAATTGCAACTACTGTAACTACTATACTTGCTAATATCGCAACAGCAATAAATACAGTAAAAAGTGCTAAATTTGCAACAGGTGGTTTAGTTACCGGACCAGGAACCGGAACCAGTGATAGCATACCTGCCCAGCTGAGTAACGGTGAGTCGGTAATGACGGCCAGAGCCACCTCAATGTTTGCTCCATTGCTTTCATCATTTAATCAGATGGGAGGGGGAGTGCCTATCAACGTAACACAGACAAGTAGTCAGACTCTTGGAGAGGATATGCTGGCCAGAGCAGTCGCAAAGGGAGTTCAGGCTATACGTCCTGTGGTTTCTGTTGAGGAGATAACCAGAGTTAATAATCGTGTAAAAGTATTGGAGAATTTGGGTAGTATATGAGAGCCTATGAATTTGTGGTGACGCATAAAAGTGTATTAGAACAGATGACCCAGCTGCAAATAAAGCCTAATGATGTAAAATACATCGAATTGTACAAGGAGTACATTAGGCTGAATAAAGAGGGGCATAAAAAAACATATATAATCCAGTATCTGTCGGATGAGTACAATGTGGATGAAAGGACTATATATAGAGTTGTGAATAGATTTTCACAGGAAATCGAAATGTAATTGATTAGGGTGGGCTGGAGCTCACCCTATTTTTTTGCTGACAAGGCGTGTCAGTGTTATTGACTTCGTAAATTCTTATAGCCGTATCTTGTTTCTTACCTTTGTTTCAAACAATTACGAGATATGGCTAAACTATTTATCAACAAAGACATTGCTCCTGACTCGGATAAGGCAAAGTATTGGCTTTCCGGTGAGGATAGCATATCCTTCACAGATATACAATATTTCATGGATTGGATGGATCGAAATGATAATCGTATTGATGTTGAAATCCATTCTTGTGGAGGGGACTGTGTGGAAGGGTATGCAATCTATGATGCTCTACGTGCTTCCGGTAAGGAGATTTCTTGCAAGGTTGTGGGTACATGTGCGAGTATGGCTACAGTGATTTTGCTTGCAGCTCCATTGGAAAGACGAACAGCATACGCACATTCGTCTCTCTGTATACATGATCCATATGGTGATGGAGCATTATTGAAAGGGAAGGTTACTCCTGAAAGGCTTGAATCCATTGCTGCAGACCTCAGAGCAGAGAAACAAAAGATGCTGGACCTGTATGTGGAGCGTACCGGGCAAAATAGAGATGTGCTGGAGACACAGATGGCAACGGATAGCTGGTTCGGCCCAGAGAAGGCGATTGAACTCGGATTCATTTCTTCGATAGTTCCGGCTATTTCAGCGAAGAAAGAAGAAAACATTATTAATCCTAAAACAAATATTATGTCGAAAAAGGAAGTAAAGGTTGAATCAACTTTGCTTAGCCGTCTCCTGAGAAAGTGCGGTTACGCAAAAATTGAAGATGTTCCGGCAGTAGGTATGGTTATAACTACCTCTACTGGGGAAGAATTGAATGTGGAACGTGAAGAGGGAGATATTCAAGTTGGAGATCCGGCTTCTCCTGATGGCGAGTTTGTGCTTGAAGATGGGCGAACGGTAGTTGTTCAAGAAGGTGTGATTACGGAAATTCGTGAGCCAGGAAGTGAAGATGAGGACGTAGAGGCATTGAAGGCACGCATTGATGAACTGGAGTCGGAGGTGGCCGACCTTAAATCGAATGCCAAGACGGAGGATGAAATTAAGGTACTTGATGCGGTAGCAAAGGCTGGAGGTATTGAAAAGCTGACTAAAGCGGCCGCAAGTAAGTACATTCCAGCGGGACGTACGACCACTTACGGCAATAAGCCTGAGCATGCGAGTAAGATTGAACAGAAATTGGATGAGATCAGAGAAAAAAGAAAAGGAGGTAAAAGATGACGTGGGAACAGTTAAGTAATCTGACACCTGATAATGGTGCGATTCGTAATTTGAGAGACTTGATTATTGCAGAGACGTTTACTGATCCTGAATTGGAACGTTTCTTCACTCTTGTACAGAATGCAAAGAATGGTGAAAAAATTGGGTATCGCGGAGCAATGAGTGATGTCGGTTGGGCCGGATCTGGCTGTAATCCAAGCTATAAAAATGCAACCATTCAATTTCTGGAGAAAGAATGGTCGATTGGTGATTGGCAAGTTCCTTTAAAGTGGTGTTATACAGATCTGATTAATACTATTGCAGAATATTGTCTGAAAACAGGGACAGAAATCGGTGATCTCACTTCAACTGAATATATGGATGATATTGTATATCCAGCACTGAAGGATGCAATGATGAACATGATGTGGCGCTTTGTATGGTTCTCAGATAAGGATGCAAAACTTCATTCTGAATCTGGAGTCTTGTCTACAGGAACTGATACTGAGTTGTTTAAAACAACCGATGGCTTGTGGAAACGCCTTTTTACTATTGGAACCTCCAGTGCAGGTCAAAAAACAGCTATTGCAGCTAATAGTGAGGCAACGATGGCCGAGCAGTTTAGTAAGTTGAAGGAGTCTGGAGTCGCAATCGGAATCTTCGATGCGATGCTTGAAAATGCTGATGCTCGAATCGCTGGTTTGCCGGGTGCTGGTATCTTCTGTACTAAAACACTTGCAGATGCGTTGACAAAAGATTTGAAACGTGAATACAAGGAAATCCTTACATGGGAACAGATCTTTGGAGGAATGAAAGTGACAGAGTATAATGGTGTTCCTGTATACCAGATTCCGGTGTGGGATAGAATGATTATGAAATACCAGAATGACGGAACGAAACTTAATCTTCCTCATCGTGCTGTGTTTGGTTCTCCTCGTGAAATGCTGGTAGGTACCCCAGCAAATGACTTGATTTCAGAATTGGACATTTGGTTTGATAAAAAAGACCGTATGAATTATTTGTACTCTACTGGTAAGATGGGAACACAGATTGGGCAGGATGATTTGTTTCAGTTAGCTTATTGATGAAAGGAGGAATTATGTCAGGAATTTGTGATTATGCAATAAAAAGAGATATCGTGGCGAATTGCGATGATCCGCTCGTTCCTGGAGTCGAGCAGGAAGGTGTTATCATGAACCGGAAGGACGTGGATTTTGCTACGGTAGCTTTCAATGCAACACGTAAAAATGTAATTGAAACGCTGGCGTTGAAGGAAGGTAAGAAAGCCTATAAGGTTATTGTGCCTGGAAGCACTCCGTTTACCGGAACGAATACGGCACTTGCTGTCGGTACCTATCAGAATACGTTTACCAATACGGTGAACATGGTGATTCTTGCTAATGATCCGGACGTGTGTGCGGACATTATTGACGGACTGGCAAACGGTGAATATGTGGTAATCTTGGAGAACAAGGCAAAAAACTTGCAGAAAGAAGAGAATCCGGGTGATTCCGCATTCCAGATTTATGGTTACTACCAAGGCTTGAAGGCTGCCGAAATCAGCAATGATAAATACTCTGAAGAAACCGATGGCGGCTGGTCCATATCCTTACAGGAAACTAAGGTACCAAAATCTGCTTTGTTCCTTTACAAGACAGACTATGAAACGACCAAGACGGCTATCGATACATTGACATCACCAGCAGCTTGATATGGAAGTGATAGATGTGGTTAATAGGTTGAAAGAGTTGGGAAGCATTGCTTCCCTCTCTTCTTCTGACAAGGTAGAGATTGAGAATCTGTATACGCTTGTCCTTGACAAGAAGTTTGCCCGTACATCTTGTAGCGATTGCTATCATGATGCGGTTATAGAAATGAGTGTGTATCTTAACAAGAACGGAAAGATGAAAGAAAAATCAGAATACGGTTTGAAGAATGGCGTTCTCCTTCAGATGGGATTTGGAAGCGCGGAAATGTACACGAATGCCAATCTTACTGATGAAGCTGCAGAGAAGTATCTGGCGAAATACCCGGACAACATTAAGTATTTCTCAAAGAAACCCGATGACTGGGAGGAACGAGTAAAGTCCAGAAAGGGCGGAAATATGGTGATTAATAACGAGCTTGTTTCTCTCATGGTGGAAGCTATGAAGGATGGAGTTTCAAGCAAGTCAATTCAGGAAGAGTTCAAGGGTTATAAAATCTCCGGAAAGAATATTACAAAAAAAGTCCTGACAGCTCACGTAAACAAGGCTCTGGAAGTATTTGCTGATATGCAGGAGAATCCGGAAGAAAGTGAAGAAGGCAGTGAGAATGGGGATGATCATGAATCTACTGATGGACAGACCGATGAAGACGGAGAAGCGGTAGAAGGCGCTGAATAAATTAAAACCTCACGGAATTATGAAAGTAAAGGAGCTTAGAAAGAAGAGCAGTGTAAGGGTAGATATACGCTATCTGCAGCAACTTGGAATACAGTCTTACGGGGATGATAACCTCTATCCGCAGACGGTAAGAAATATCATTGCAGCGAGTTCTACCGGAAGTGAATGTGCGGACCGTTTCGCAGATTTTATTGAAGGTAACGGATTCCGTGAGGTTTCTTTCTCTGAGTATGTGGTAAACCGGAAAGGAGATACGGCTGATGACATACATTCACTGGTATGTCGGGATATGGCTGATTTCAATGGAATTGCTGTTCATGTAAATTATAATATTCTGGGCCAGATTGTGGAAGTTCAGCATATCCCATTTGAGAACTGCCGTTTGGTGGAGGAAGATGATAACGGATATGTGGCAAAGATTGCCGTGCATCCAGACTGGAGCGGTATGAAAACCAGGAAAGGGAAAAAGATTCGCGTCGTTAAAGAGAATATCGATTATATCGATGTGTTTAATCCGCTGAAATCTGTTGTCCTGGCACAGATTGAAGCTGCCGGTGGTATTGAATATTACAAAGGGCAGGTGTTATGGGTGTCCATGGCTGGGAAACAGACTTATCCGATAGGTAAATCTGACCGTGTCATTACCGAGATGAGTACGGATGAGGGGCTTTCCAACGTAAAGTACAGAAATGTGCGGAATAACTTCCTTCCGTCCGGTATGGTCGTGACTAAGAAAGGTTCGGATAGTGTCAGATACGATGAAAAAGGTAATGAAATAAAGATTCCGGAGGATGACGGGTTCTCTGATAGCCTTGTAAAGCTACAGGGTGATACTAATTCTCTGAAGCTTATAGAGGTAACGCTTGAAAATGACGAAGAAATGCCTGAATTTATCCCATTCACGACCCAGAATTATGATAAGGAGTTTACCGTTACGGATGCAAGTGTGGTGGAACGTATTTATTCCGCCTATGGTCAGGAGCCGTGGTATTGTATCCGTATCGGGAAAGTGGGCTTTTCTGGAGATATATTGGAGGACGCATTTGAGTATTATAATTCTATTGTCAGCAAGCAACAACGCTTGATAGAGCGCACGTTTGACCGTATTTTCCGCTACTGGTTTGAGGTAGCAAACCCGTCAATGGATTTTAGTGTACAACCATTAAAGTATGTAAGAAATGCAGGAGTATCTAATAACAACGCTTGAGGTTTCCACCTTATCCCGTAGTATGTCTGTGCATGTTGATGAAGACAAGATAGAAACGTATATACGGGAGTCTGAGAATATTGATATCAAATCAGCTCTTGGGGATTCCCTATTCCTTGATGTGAAAGAGCATCCGGAGAAATACGTGATTCTGCTTGAGGGGGGGACATATGAAGACAAGCGTGGAGAGAAAAAGATGTTCATGGGTATTAAGACCGCATTGGCATATTATACCTATGCACGAATCGTGAAGAATGGTGATGGGAGCGTAACTAGATATGGATTTGTGCAGAAGGAGGATGAATATAGCACTCGTCCAGATATGAAGGAGAAGGTAATGGCTTATAATGATGCGTTTTCCATCGCTGACAGATATCTGAAGGAGTGTGTAATGTTCCTTGATGACAGGAAGGAAGAGTACCCGCTTTATAAAGGGTATGGGAAAATAAAAGCCAATAGAACTGTTTTTAGAATTATAGGAGATTAGTCATGAAAGATTCGCTAAATACATTGAAAGAATTAGCCAGCAGCGTTCGCAACGCAACTAAAGAAGGTGAAAATTCAGCAGAGCGAATAGGGAGATTGTTTGAAGGGATACTAGAGTATATTAAGACTCCAGAATCAATAGAAAACTACTTCGAACTAAAGCAGGATAGCAATGGGTTAGACTATATTTACACAAAGTACAACATTGCATCTGCTGGTGCACTTTCTATGTATGCAAGCGATAAGATTAATGTTCCTTCAATTTACGATGGCCTTCCGATTGACAACGATACAATCTATTGGCTTGAAGTAGATGGATCCAAGGTGCTTAAAGCAAAAGGAGGGGGAGGTGAGGCTGGCTCAGTTCAGTGGGATAATATCTCAGGTAAGCCTTCATGGATTGAAGATACAAAACCATCCTATTCATGGTCTGATATTACTGGTGAAAAGCCTTTCTATACGAAAGAAGAGATTGCTTCAAAATATGTTACTATTGATACCGAGCAGGAGATAACAGCATTAAAGCATTTCACTGCCGGTCTCTCAGTCGGAGAATCAAAGAAAAAGATCTACGAAGAAAACGGTGTTGTCTACATTGATGCAGATGTAGCTGTTACAGGAGCAATGACTTTCTATGCTTCGGCTGGTAGATCCGTATCTACCATTATGGACGGCGTAACTGTTGATGAAGAAACTATCACAAAAGGATCTGACAATGTACTTCGCATAAAAAATGCTGGTGCAGGAAGTTCCTTCGATGAAAATGCCATGTGGTCTGCACTTTCCGGATCTTCGGACAACCAGATCAACAAGTCGCATCTAACCACGGCTTTGGATGGATATGCAACCCAGAATTGGGTTATAGAAAACTATGCCACTAAATCAGAGTTGTCAGCTGTGTCTAATAAGCTGAATGACTTCTTGGAAGGTTCTGATGCTGATACAATCATAAACAAATGGAAGGAACTGGAAGCGTTTTTGTCCGGAATGGCAGAAACGGATAATCTCGCGGAAATACTTGAAACAAAGGCCGACAAAAAATATGTAGATAGCACCTTTGTTACGTTGGCAACCAAGCAAACGATCACAGGGGAAAAGACATTTTCCTCTGTGCTTAACACGGCCGCTATCAAAGCATCCGGAGCTATTACAGCACCTTCGCTGGCAGTATCGGACTGGGTTACTATTGCTGGAATTAAGCTGAGGAAGTTGGAGGATGGTGCGCTAATGCTGGAAGGAAATCTGGCATTAACAGGTGGTCTCACAACGTATGCGTCTGATGGCGTTTCTTTCGCTTCAATTTATGACGGACTGCCCATAGACAACGATACAATCTACTGGCAAGAAGTGGAAGGATCTAAAGTGTTGAAAGCAAAAGAGGGTAGCGGATCATCCTTCGACAAGTCTGCCATGTGGACGGCATTGGCCGGATCTACCACGGAGCAGATTAATAAGTCGCACCTTACTACTGCTTTGACAGGTTACGCAACCGAAAGTTGGGTGTCAGGAAAAAACTATGCCGTTAAAGATACAACATTAGCTGGCTATGGTATAACAGATGGAATTAATGCTGTCAGTGTTACCGGAACAGGTAATGCCGTAACTGCTGCATCTATTAGCGGTCACACTCTTACTCTGACCAAAGGAAGTACGTTCAGCCTAAGCGGTCACAAACACGCATGGGCTGACATAACCAGCGGAAAGCCTTCAACCCTGTCCGGGTACGGAATCACAGATGCTTATACTAAGACAGAATCTGATAACAAGTACCCTACTAAAACGGGAAGCGGAGCGAGCGGAACATGGGGCATTAATGTTACAGGTAACGCTGGATCTGCAACGAAGTTAAAAACTGCCCGTACATTATGGGGACGTAGCTTTGACGGAACCGGGAATGTAAGCGGAAATTTAGATAGCGTTGGAAATATAAATTTTACATTAAAAGGAAGATTAGTTTCTAATGATTCGTTAGAATTAAGTTATAAGAATGATGATACCACATCTTTAACTTTTACAGGAACTGTATTTAGACCTTTTACATCTGCTCATAATAATATAGATTTAGGAGCATCTACTGCTAGATGGAGAGATTTATATATAGGAAGAAATGCTTACGTAGATGGTATTACTAAAACAGAAGATTTTTATATAGGTGGTATTCGCCTGCATAAAACCGCAGACGGAGTAATTACGCTGGAGGGAAATCTAGCCGTAACAGGGGGTATTACTACCTATGCAATAGATCCGGTTTCCGTGTCTACAGTCATGGATGGGGTAGTAGTGGATGGAACGACTATTAAAAAAGAAAACGGCAAACTTGTCGCGGTAGGAGGTGGCGAAGCTGGTAGCGTTGCATGGGGCAATATTACTGGCAAGCCTTCGGTATTTGCGACTAATATTGCAAATATTACTGACCTGCATTCTAGCTGGGATTCTGTTCTAGCTGCACAAAAACCTGCATGGCTAACGGCTGTAAGTATAGCAACTATTTCGGATCTGCACGCTAATTGGGATGCATTATTAAAGGCTACTCCGTCTGCATACGTGACTCGCTGGCCGACAATTTCGGAGGTTACAGGTAAGCAGAATTTAATTGTAAAACTGAACGGAGGAACAACAGAAGGAACGAACCAGTTTACCTATAACGCAACAGGAGCCAAGACTATCAGTATAACTCCGGCCGGGATAGGAGCGGCAACTAGCGGTCATACACACGCTATGTCTGCAATTACCGATTTGCACTCTAGCTGGGATGCGCTGTTAAAAGCCGCACCTTCCTCTTATGTTACTAGATGGCCTTCTTTCGCAGAAGTAACAAGTAAGCCTTCTACTTTGTCGGGATATGGAATCACGGATGCATATACCAAGACTGAATCTGATAGCAGATATCCGACTAAGGCAGGAAGTGGAGCTAATGGAACGTGGGGTATTAATGTTACTGGTAATGCCGGATCAGCTACTAAATTACAAACAACTTGCAATTTGTGGGGGCATAGCTTTAACGGACAGCAGAATATTAGCGGAGATTTAACAGGGGTGGGCAAAATTAAATATAATAACGGAGAATATTTTGATGAATACGGAAATATGCATTTGCCTACAAGTCTAGAGAAAAGCTATTGGACAATATTCAATTCCAACGGAGCGGAATTAATAAAAGTAAACGGAATTGGTGGTATAATCGGATCGGCTTTCAGAGCGGACAACTGGTATAGATCAACAGGAAATACTGGTTGGCAGAATGAAACATATGGCGGTGGGTGGTATATGCAAGATAGTTCTTATATAAGATCTTACAATAATAAGTCTATACACATAGGTAGTGGATCTTATATAACTGCAAATGGAGGTTATAAAGTTAATAACGATGCAAATACTTCGGAAGTATGGTATTGCAGATATATAGTAGAATCATTAAGTGTTCCTGCTGGTAATGTACGCAATATATTAGGATGGTACGATTCTTCATCTAGTGGATATACTACATCTTATATCATTGGTAGTAAAAGAGAGGTTGGGAATAACTGGGGAGAACTTATGTTAGGAGTTTATCAGTATGAGGACGCTAAGAGATCAGTAGCCGTATATATGGGGCTAGATGGTGCTGGTGGTAGAGTTTATATCGGAGGTAATTTGCTTGTAACAGGGGGCGGTACATTCTACGGATCAGATATTCGCTACAAATCAATCATGCAGCAGGTCAACTTGTCTCTGTTGGATATAGCAAAAGCACCTTCTTTCGTTTATCGCTGGAACAAGAAAGGAATGAAACGCGATAGGCTGAACTTAGGAGGATCTGCGCAATATACTCAGTCAATCCTTCCGTGGGCAGTTGAGGAAAAAGAGAACTTCCTATCTATGGACTATGCAACAGTAGCATATACGTTTGCCGTTCATACGGCCAGACATTTGCTCACCTACGAGAGCAGAACCGATAAGAAAATCAAGAAACTAGAGAGAGAAATAGTCATATTAAAAAAACAACTTAAAAAGCTAGGCTATGAAGAAGTTCGTACTTTGGATGATCAGAGTGTTTAAGTTAGACATTCCGACCGAGAAGATTGTAACAAAAGTAGTGGAGAAACAAGTATTGATCCCGGATAATGGGGTTATTGAAGGAGATTTACTTGTCAAAGGTCATGTTACTGTAAAGGGATCTCTTGACGTAGAAGGGAATCTTGTAGTGTATAAAGACGCTACATGCAAATTTAATAGTAAGGAGGAATAATTATGGTAAGAGATGTAATTCCAACCGAGAACGTAACTTATGATGATATCCGTGATACGTTAAACGCAAATGGAGGTAATGTCAATAATATGGCTATAACAGCATTTCAAAGCGGAGCAAACATTAATATGTTTGCAAAATATAAGCCTACTGATATTGGTGCTGTAAACTTTACGAGAGATAACCCCGGAGCATTTGTCGTTGATTCCTGGGACGGTAAACTGGTTACTATCAAAGATAAATGGTGGGTTGGTAAAAATGGAACATGTAATATAAACATTCCTATTATTGATAATTTGGAAAACAATTCTCCCAATGACGTTCCATGGTCTTATATACCAGTTCCGGGTGGTCAAAATGCACCTTACCGGTTAGGGGACTTTGCCGGGTATGATGCAAAAGCGACAAGTGATATGATCACATTGGTAGTGCCGGAATATGTTGTAATAGGACAAAGTTTGAGAGTGCCGATATATATGCCGGAAAAGAGAGAAACTGAACTTACTCTTAACGACATATACGATGTGACAGGTGGTGTTACTTTGGTGTTCCGAATTTGGGTGCAAGGCAAAACTGGATATTACAAACTGGTAGAGTTTCAGCCCAAACATCAGACAATGCTGGAGATAAGCGCGGAAGATCTGGAGTTTATCGGAATGTCCCCTAAAGATACCGTATGTATGCACCTTATGGCAAAAGATGTAAAAGGAAGGTACAGAAACATGAAGGCAACGGAAGATACAACAACCTTGTATAAAGTTAAAGTGTTTTCTACCAAGCCATACGACTTTGTTACTCCGCGTGGTGAGGTTCTGCAAAGCAATTCCGATATTAAGAGATTGCGCCTGTACAACATTACGTTTGGTATTACAGCCGTTGGATTTTCAGGAGGTACGCTGGAAGCTGGTAGTAAGATTGCAGTGTACAGATACAAGTCGGGCAATGTCAATTATAAGTATGAGCAGCCGTGGTACGAAACTGGCCCAGCTGGAGAATTGACAGTAGCCGCTGGACAGATAAGATATTATCCGATAGTCCCCAGTTTCGATTTTACCACAAACGACATAGACGAAAGTGTAACTAAAGCTGTCGTTATATGGTGGAATTCCAGTTATATAGAATTATCAAGACTTGATGTTACAATAAGAAAAACAGATTTTTAATTATGGAAATAAGAACAGAGCAAGAAGGAAAATGGATATCCCCGATGTATGGGAAGTTTCTTACGCAATCTTCCGCAACAAAAGATGAAGATCGGGTAGTGGCCAAACAGGTATATATCCCTTTGGATGAAAGTAACGATGAATGGACTGAAATCACCAAAGAAGATGCGGAACGTATCTTCAAGGCAAAGAAAGCCGCAAGAGGTCAAATAGAATATCCGGAAGAACAGGTTAATCAGATGATCGGTCTGTTTGCTTCACAGATCAACGCCATGAATCTTACAGACGAACAGGCATTGCAGTTTAAGAACCTGTACCCAGCCTGGGAGAATTTCATCAGTCATAAACTTGAAAAAGATTACAAAGTGCTTTATCAAGACAGGCTTTATAAAGTGAAACAGACTATTGAAAATGTACTGGAAAACCAACCGCCTAGCGTTGATACGGCAGCACTGTACGAAGAAATCAACGAAACCAATGCCGGGACAAAAGAAGATCCTATTCCGTACAATAACAACATGGAGTTATTTGAAGGAAAGTATTACTCCCAGAATGGTATCACGTACAAATGTACCAGAAACACCGAACAGGCCGTATATCAGGACTTGTCCGGACTTGTAGGAATTTATGTAGAAGTAGCAAACTAAAAATTATATCTCTATGAAACTTAAAACAGTAGTTATAGCATACAAAATGCTGGATGATGCCAAGATCAAAACAATGGATGACAAGGACGCAATCAAAATTATCAAAAACCGGAAGGCTATGCGTCCCCACGTTGAATCGTACGACGCTTTGCTGAAGGATGCGCAGGAGAAGTTCAAACCAGACAACTTTGAAGAGTTGCAGGAAAAGGCAGGAAAGTGGAAGGAACTGTCCGATGAAGAACGTAAGTTCGTTAATGAAAGCTTCAAAGCATATCAAGAAAAGGTAGATGCTGTCTGTAAGCCGGAACTGGACAAAGAAGTAGATATCACTTTGGACAAGCTTTCCGAAGACGGGGTTCTGAAACTGGCCAAGGAGAATGAATGGCCGATGAACAAATTGGATACATTGGACATCATGCTGGAGTAAGTATGGAACAGCTGAGTGAAATATCCAATATTATTGGCGGGATAGTAACTACTATCCTGCTGCCTTTGCTGGGCGTATTCATGTTCTATGACCAGAAAAAGCGCAAGGAAGAAGCAGCCGCACGCAAGGCTGAAGCTGACAATATCACCAGTTATGCGGCTGAATGGAAGGAGCTTTATGAGAAGAAAGAAGCCAAAGTTCACGAACTTGATGCAAAGATAGACCAGCTTTATGCTGAGAAAAACGAGGACAGGCAACGGATCCGTGAATTGATGGAGAAAAATCAGGAACTGGAATTAAAGAACCAGTCGCTTGAAATTACGAAATGTAAGAAAAGGGGGTGTCCAGACAGAGAGCCGCCAAGTGATTATTAATTAAGGAGGAGAAGAAATGAATAAGATAGACGCAATTGTAGTTCACTGCTCGGCCACACGTGCTGGGCAGGATATAGGAAAGAAGGAAATCACCCAGATGCACCTGCAGCGTGGGTTCAGCACGATCGGGTACAATTATGTGGTAA